ATGTATCTTAATGTATTTCTAACGAATCTTGGATTGTATAACGAGGGTTATTTGGTGGGCGAATGGGTAGAGTTACCAATTGACCCGGACGACCTCGAAGCAGTTTATAAGCGTATTGGTATTAATGACCTTTACGAAGAAACCTTTATAACCGACTACGAAACAGATATTGACGGCTTTACTGTAGGCGAGTATGACAGCATTAGTTACCTCAACGATATTATGGAACAACTCGACGACCTAGAGCGTTGCGGAGACTTAGCACACGCCCTTGCTTATTATGAAGTGAACGGTGGAGATATACAAGAAGCTATAAATAATTATAGTTGTACTTATCTTTACGAGGGGATGACAATCGAGGAAACTGCTTGGAATATCATAGACAACTATTATCCAGAGGTCCCGCATTCCATTAAAGATTGTATTGATATACAGCATTTTATCAATGCAGAAATGTATGGGTACACTGAAACGACTTACGGAACACTTAGCGAATAATGTTATAAGCAGCCCACACGACACCAACGGGGAAAACTTGTTGGTGTCGTGTCAGATGTTTATAACAAACAAACATCATTGACCTTTAATAATTTTATATAGGAGGGATAACATATGATTAATTTCCTTGTTAATGCTATTATGATTACTTTTATCCTTTATGCTGCGACTGTGCTAGTAAATGGTCTGTATGCCGATTATATCGAATACAGAGAGTACAAGCAGCAACAGAAACGTATGGAGCGTTTCAGAAACTTATATCGTGTATGGAGTAAATAGGAGGTATTCAAGATGTTATTTAATGCTTATACACCATTCTATTATGTAGGCGGTGCGTGGCAATCTGCCACCACCCCCGAGGAAGCACTACGTATTTTAGCTGACACCTGCCCAGACTGTGAAGAGCTTACAAAAACCCTTACAGACACCTACGAAGTGCAGAAAAAGCAATTGCAGGAACAAGCAAAGGAAATTGAAGAGCTAAAGCAAGCACTAGAAAAGCAGCAAGAGGAGTACGCAGGACTTTATACAGTTCTTGACGACCTCAACAACGCCTTTATAGAGATGCAGCAAGCCCGAAAAGGTACTAAAGCCTACAACGATATTGTAAAGAGTATTCACCAATATATCTATGATATGCAAACATCTCTGTAAACGGCTGCTACGTCTTGCAGTTTATTTGCTGCTGCTGCTACTCCTGCATTACCTTAATCGACATTATGACTAAAAGACGACCGCCGGGACGGGAACGACTGGCGGTTCTCTTTTTGGCACGCAGCACGGCTCAATATTACCAACAGTAAAACGCAACTTTCCAAGTTATTGATATGAACAAACGTTCTATTTAGTGCTATAATAATTAGAACAACCGTTTGTTTTAAAATTGCCTAGATACCTAGGCTTATATTTTTGCACCCATTTTTAGGAGGAATGTACAAATGTATTCTTACGAAGAACTAAAAGCCAAGTATGGCGACCTTTTTGATGAACAACTGTTTATTGAATCTAAGGAAAAAATTATGGCAGAACAACGAACTCTGCTGATGTATGAAAAATCAGAAGCAGAGCAACAAAACGCAACGACCCAACTCGGTCAGCATTATATTAAAATTGCATATAATAACGCCTATGAAGCCGTAAAACTTTTTGTCGACACCAAGCTTGAGCCTAAACCCGGAGTTAAACCTGCTTATACAAGTATTCTACTTGACCTTGCGGAAATCTACAAAAACGATATGGAAGAATTGTACAATGTGCTTACTCTCAGCACCTTAAGTACCCTTATCTCCCTTGCATCAAACTATAATGAAACGAATATTTCTAATGTGGCACATTGTATTGGCATCGAAATAAAAGCTGAATTTGACCTTAAGCATTATATTCGACACGCAAAAAACCCTATAGGTGTAATGGCAGGTGTCGACAAACGTGTAGCAGCTACCTATCGTAGAACCTATATCCACTCTTGTATGAAAAAGGATAACTATACTCCTATTAAATGGAGTAAACAAAATCTTATAGCTTTATGTGGTTATCTAATTTCTATTGTCTGTGATACTACTGGTTATTTCAAGTTAATTTCTTATGGTACTCAGAATATCACCTCTATTGTACCGACAGAAATTTTTCTTACCTCTTGGTCTAAAAATCTTACTAAGATTATCGACAACAGTTATCACCCCTGCCCTATGATTATCCCTCCTGCTGATTGGACAAGCTTTGATGATGGAGGGTACTACGGCGACTTAAAACCTATAGCGAATATGCTACGTTGTCACCGTATACATAGTTATTTTGGTAAGACATACCTACAAAGACTGAGCCAAACGCAGATTGACAATGTCACAAAAGCACTTAATGCCATCCAAAGCACCCCGTGGAAAATCAATAAACGTGTTTTAGAGGTTGTCGAAGCCCTCAAGGACTTAGGGGGCGACCGTGCTGGTCTACCACCTTTCGTAGCACCTCCGAAGCCTGCTACACTCTCCGAAGAACCTACTGAGGAAGAACTTATCCATTATAAAGAAGTAATGATTCCATATCACAAAGAAGAAACCAGACGTAAAAGCCTTGTGTGTCGTGCCTTAAGCACTATTAGTGTAGCTAAGAAATTCAAGGACTATGAACGTATCTATTTTCCTCACAATATGGACTTTAGAGGTCGTGTGTACCCATTAACTACCTTTAGCCCTCAAGGTGACGACTTGACAAAATCTCTTCTTTTATTCGACGACACACCACCTTGTGATTCTATGGAAGATATAGAATGGCTTATGATTCACGGTGCTAACCTAGCAGGTGTCGACAAGGTAAGCTACACCGAACGTATACAATGGGTATATGACCATGAGCATTTTATCCTTGCTTCTGCTGCTGACCCCTTGAGCTGCGATTGGTGGGAACATCAAGACTGCCCTTGCCAAATGTTAGCGTGGTGCTTTGAATGGGCAGCGTGGAAAGAGTGGGAAGCGACACACAAAGGTGACCCTAAAGGTTTTGTGTCGGGTATGCCTATCGCTATGGATGGCACTTGTTCTGGACTGCAGCACTTCTCCGCTATCCTGCGTGACCCCATCGGTGGCACTGCGGTAAACCTTGTGCCGGGTGAGAAGCCTAGCGATATTTATGCAATTGTTGCTCAAAAAGTTAAGAAAATGCTTGACAAAGACATTTGTAACGGTACTGCGGACGAAATGCAAGACACTAAGATTAAATACGGAACTAAAAGCTTAGCTCAACTATGGGTTCTTTACGCCACTGCCGACACCAAAGAAGAATACCCCGAAATGAGTGTCGAAGAAATTTGGGAAGCAAAGGGTTTATCTCGCAGCGTAACCAAACGCCCCACAATGACCCTTGCTTATGGTGCTAAAGAATTTGGCTTCCGTGACCAGATTATGGAGGACACTATAGAAAAAGACATCATCAAACGTAAGGATACTTCTGTTTTTAATAAATACAACAAATGGCAAGCTTCCGCTTATATGGCTAAACTCATTTGGGCTGCAGTAGGTCAAACTGTTGTAAAAGCACTTGAGGGTATGAAATGGCTGCAAACGTGTGCCAAAGAAGTTGTTAAAGGTGGTCGTGTTGTTACTTGGACTACTCCTATGGGTCTTCCCGTGCAACAACATTATCTTAAAGTTAAAACTAAAAATATCCGTATGCGCTGCGCTGGTCGTTTCCTCCGTCTGTATACTCCCGAATTTACTGGTGATGTCGACAAAACAAAACAATCTAGTGGAATCGCACCTAACTTTATTCACTCTATGGATGCAGCACACTTACAATATACTGTGTGTCGTTCTGTGGATGCAAACATTCACCATTTTGCTATGATTCACGATTCTTATGGTTCTCCCGTAAGTCAAGCTAAATTGATGTACAAGGTGGTTCGGCAAGCTTTCGTTGATATGTATACAGAGCGTGATGTTTTGGAGGACTTCCGTAGGGATATGCAGGTATTCACCGACAAACAATTACCTCCTCCCCCGAAAAAAGGAACTTTAGACCTCAACACTGTTTTGGAAAGCAAATATATATTCTGTTAAATTAATATTATCTATGCAGGTTAATTCGACATTAGAGCGGATTGACCTGCATTTTTTAATTGTGCCACAAGGAGAAGAAGAACAACGTGTTCTTTTTGAATTTTTTCTTTTACCCTTTTCTTTTTAAAAATTAGATATATTAATTATAGATAACTTAAGGTAACTATGGAATCTATAACTTAAGTTAACTATATAGGAGTAAAGGAGAGAGAGAGTAAAGAAACCAACTACAACTAAAAAAAAAATAATTTAGGAGGAACTATTATGGAATTTAAAATTGGAGACAGAGTAAAGTATATTGAGGACAAAGAACCCTATGCAGGCCCGGATGTTCTCCCCACCTATGGTACAGTTAAGTGCATCAGAAAAGCAGAATTTAAATACGGTGTAGAATGGGATGAGGATATTAACGGACATTCTTGTAACGGCAATACCCTAGATGGTCACGGATGGTTTTGTAGAGCAAGTCAACTCGAATTGGTTGTCGACACCCATTATCAAACCGACATCCAACCCATCGAAGTTATGCAGGCTAATATGACACACGAGGAACTCATTGGTTTCCTTAAAGGTAACATTATTAAATATGTGTGTCGTTGCGGTCGAAAGGATGCTCCATCTAAGGAAGCAGCTAAGATTAACCAATATTCTAAATGGCTTGTCGAAGCCCTTGAGGGTCGTAAAATTGACCCTAAAATCTAATTGTGCCACAAGGAGAAGAAAGGAGGTCTGAAACAATGGCTACTGCAACCCCAACATTAAAAATCAAAAAGTTGACCGAGGATGCTTTTATTCCAGAAGCAATGACTGACTGTTCTGTCGGTCTTGACCTTGCTGCGGTCGACAACTATTCTATTTTACCTACTACTGTGGCTTCTCGTGCCGTAATGGTTCGCACTGGTATCGCTATCGAACTGCCTAAAGGCTACTATGCTACCGTACACCTGCGTTCTAGTGTCGGTCGTAACTCTAAGTTACGCTTAGCGAACCAAGTAGGTATCATCGACAACGACTATCGTGGAGAGATTATCTTGCTTGTCGAAAACGTAGGTCGTTATGAGCAAAGTATCGCTAAAGGTGAACGCTTCGCTCAACTTATTATCCATAAACAAAACCCCGTAAAGGTTGTCGTTTCCGAAGAACTTACGGAAACTGTACGTGCCAATGGTGGCTTTGGCTCTACTAATTAATTTTTAACACGAAAGGAACATTACTACTATGCAAAATAATAAAATTACTCTCGTAACTCCCAAAGGTGAAGCTCTGTATCCCTGCTTGAAACGTACTGAACAATTTCAAGGTACTGACACTGGTAAATACACCGTGCAATTGAAAATGTCCAAAGCGGACACCGACAAGATGATTGAACGCTTGGAACAAGTATGGGAACAAATAAGCAATCAAGGCGAAATGGCGACAAAACGCTTTGCTAAAAACTCTATGCCTAAATTGGGCTACCGTGAAACTGATAACGGCGATATTATCTTTAAATTCAAGACCAATGCAATCATCAAGACCAAGTCTGGTGATGTTCTTGAAAAGACCGTACCTATCTTCGATGCAAAGAAGAATGAAATTCAAGAGGATATTGGTATGGGTTCTATTGTTAAGGTCGCTGCTGACATCGCCCCTTATTATGTAGCAAGTAATAACTATGGTTTAGCTCTGTATCTCAAGGGCGTACAAGTTATTGACTATAAAGCTCCTTCTACAAGTGGTTCTGCTGAATCTATGGGCTTTGAGGAAGAAGAAGGTTTCACTGAGGTTGGTAACGATGTTGTCGACAACCCCTTCCTGCCCGAAGGTGCTGAATTTTAACTTAGTTGAAAAAGGTTTTTAGTCGTAAAGGTGGTTTTCGTGATGTCGCCTTGCCCTATCGTTCTGGGCTAGAAGACCGCCTTGCTCTTCAATTACAAAACGCAGGGGTCGCAGCGGAATATGAGAAACATTCTATCTCCTATTCGATTCCTGCTTCTAAACATATCTACACCCCGGACTTTGTATTACCTAACGGTATTATCATCGAAGCTAAGGGTATTTTTGATGCTGCAGATAGAGCAAAACATTTGCTAATCAAAAAGCAATATCCCACCCTAGATATTCGTTTTGTTTTCTCCAATGTAAAAGCGAAAATCTATAAAGGCTCTAAAACCACCGTAGCAGCTTGGTGTGAAAAGCACGGTTATCTCTATGCTAACCGTGAGATTCCTGCTAAGTGGTTCACTGAACCTAAACGACAAACAAAAGGGTTAGTCCCAAAGGCGGTGAAGAAATCTTGAAATTCAAAGAACGCCTAGCTACTAACTATATTTATGTCGTCTTAAAAAATCTTGATAACAAGTCAGCTCATCAGCTCTTTGTAGAAGCACGAAGGAAAGGTGAATTTGACACGGGTTATCACCTAATACTCCATAATGATGGAAATATCGAAAACGACCGAAACATTGATTGTGTTGCTCAATGGAATTTTGAAAATGCGGACTGTTCTATTTATATCCTTGCTGATGTCTATAATGGCAGGCTAAGTGATGCGCAACGCATCCGTGTTCGAGAAATTTCTAGTCGACACCCCAATGCAGAGGTTAGAAAGGTTGTAAAGGAATGAGTAGTGAAATTGTACAAGAGCATATCCCCTGCCCAGACTGCGGGAGCAGTGATGCAATGTGTCTTTATGATGATGGTCATACTTATTGCTTTTCTTGTAACGCTCATCATAATAATGCTGAGGAAAGCTTACCTCTTAGTCGTCCAAAGGCTTCTAAAGATGTAATCGACACCAACGACTTAATTTGCGAACCCCTTCCTGCTCGTCTGATTAGTAAGGAAACCTGCAAGAAATTTGACTACTATAAAGGCTTCCGACATAACAAACCCGTGCAAATCGCTTGTTATGTCGATGACAACGGAGTTGTTGTCGGTCAGAAAATCAGATACCAAGATAAGACTTTTGAAACCTTAGGTAGCATCACTGGTCGCTTTTACGGTCAGCACCTTTGGGCAGGTGGTGGGCGAAAGCTTATCATTACCGAAGGTGAGATTGACTGCTTAACTGTTAGTCAGCTACAAGGTAATAAGTACCCCGTTGTGTCGTTGCCCCAAGGCTGCAGGTCAGCTCTTAAAACTTTCAAGGCTCAATATGATTGGCTAGAGAGCTTTGACGAGGTTATCTTGATGTTCGATATGGACAAACCCGGTCGAGAAGCAGTTGACGAGGTTGTCGATATTCTCTCTCCGGGTAAGATTAAGATTGCATATCTACCCAAGAAAGACCCTAACGAATGTTTGCTTACTGGTCAAGCTGATGCAGTTTTAAGTGCAGTATGGAACGCCAAGCCCTACAAGCCTTCTTGTATCCTTAACGGTGACGAGCTTTGGCAAACCTTAGTTAACGACACTGACGAGGATAAGAGCTACCCGTTACCTTGGGATATTCCACTTCAATCGATGACCCAAGGTGTCCGCAAGGGTGAGCTTATCTTAATCACTGCAGGCACTGGCACGGGTAAAACTACTTTTGTACGCCAATTAGCCCACCATTTTGGTGTCGACCTTAATCTCAAGATTGGTATGCTGATGCTTGAGGAAAATATCAAAAGGACTGCTAAAGGTATCCTAGCGGTTCACACGGGTAAGCGTTTAAGCTTAAATCAGAACCTTCTTACCGAGGAAGAATATAAGAAAGCCTTTGACGAAACCCTAGGTACGGGTAATTTTGTATTCTACAATCACTTCGGTTCATTAGAGGGCGATGCACTGCTCCATAACATTCGCTATATGGCTTCTGCTGACAAATGCGACTTTATCATCCTTGACCATATTTCAATCGCTATAAGCGGTTTAGAAATCGACAACGAACGCAAAGCTATTGATGTTATTATGACCAAGCTACGTTCCTTAGTTGAGGAAACGGGTGTCGGTATGCTTGTCATATCCCACTTGAAGCGTGTAGATTCCACCCCTGCCGAGGAAGGTGGAGCTATCTCTCTATCCCACCTGCGTGGCTCTCAAGCTTCTTCACAATTAAGTGACGGCGTGTGGGCTTTAGAAAGAAACCAACAAGCAGATGGCAAAGAAAAGAACCTTGTGCGTGTCCGTGTACTCAAAAATCGCTTTAGCGGTGAAACGGGAATCGCAGGACACTTATTCTACAATAAAGAAACCGACCGCCTAGAAGCGGTTGAGAACGTAAAAGATTATAAAGAGGACGACACCATTCGCTTTGAGGATGCAGAGAACGTGCCGTTCTAGGAGAGACTATGAAACACACTCTAATTCCTATAGCAAACTTTGGTGTAACCCTATCCGAATTACCGGGTAGGGTTGCTTTATTTTTAGAAGTAGGACTTTGTGAGGTCAAATGCAAGGGCTGCCATTCTCCCCACCTCACTTGTCGTAATTGTAACCTCTACACCGACAAACAAGTAGAAATGCTGATTGACTGTTACCTCAAGACCGAACCCGACATCGATGCGGTTGTCTTTATGGGTGGCTTGCATAACTCTTTGGTAGACAAAGAAGCTTTAAGACTCCTTATTGAGCGTATTAAAGTACCTTGTGGTATCTATAGCGGTCAAGAAGAAGACCTAGATGTGATGTCGGAATGGAAAAACCTTGAATGGCTTAAGGTTGGTAAGTATGATGAGTGTTTTGGTGGACTTGAAAGCCCTACCACAAACCAACGCTTCTATATTAAGCAGCCTACTTTTCATTTTGATGCCTATGGTGTCTATGATTACACCTCTCATTTTTGGGAGGATAACACAAAATTATTCACTAGAAAGGAGGATATTGTTGTTAAACAAATTAACCCCTCAACAAATTCAATCTAAAATTGATTTTATTGAGAATTATATCAATGCTGATAATGCTGCTGAGGGCAGTATTGTCGACCCCAACTCTAATGTAACTGGAAAGAACATCAGCACTATGGAAGCTGAGCTATATAAATTCGAGACTATTCAAGTTAACCGTGCCATTGTCTGTGATATTCTTGAAAAGCTCTTCGATAAAGAATTAGCAGAGCAATATATTGCCGATATCCACGACCATTTAATCTATGTACACGATGAAACCTCTTTGAAGCCCTATTGTGCTTCAATCACCCTTTACCCCTTCTTATTCGAGGGTAGTAAATGTGTTGGAGGTACTTCTCACGCTCCTAAGAACCTCCATTCTTTCTGTGGTTCTTTAGTAAACCTTCTGTATCAGATTGCAGGCGGTTTTGCTGGCGCAACTGCTACCGTAGAATTTCTGATGTACTTTGATTACTTTGCCCGTAAAACCTATGGTGACGACTATCTGATTACCCACCGAAAGGATGTCGAGCAGGAACTGCAGGGTGTCGTTTATTCCCTTAATCAACCTGCAGCAGCACGTGGTTTCCAAAGTATTTTCTGGAATATCTCCATCTTTGATGAGAATTACTTTAATAGTCTTTTTGGTGAATTTTACTTCCCAGATGGCACTGCTCCACGTTACGACACCCTTAACAAGCTCCAAGCATTCTTTATGGAATGGTTCAGACTTGAGAGAAAGAAAGAACTGCTGACCTTCCCCGTGATTACCGCAGCGTACCTTGTGGACAAGGAAACACGACAACCGATTGATGGTGAATTTATTGACCTTTTGGCTGACCAAATGAGCAAAGGTCATAGCTTCTTCCATTATGAGAGTGATTCCGCAGATTCCCTTGCTTCTTGTTGTCGACTCCGCAACGAGTTAGCAGACAACACCTTCTCTTACACCCTTGGTGCAGGTGGAGTCTCTACTGGTTCTATGCAGGTAATCACTATTAACTTTAACCGTATGGTACAAAAAGGAGTATGCCTTGATGATATTGTAGAGCGTATCCACAAATACCTTTTAGCACACCGCAACTATCATAAAATGATGGTTGAAGCAAAAATGCTCCCTGCCTATACCGCAGGTTTCATTGCCCTTGACAAGCAATTCTGTACTATTGGTGTCAATGGTGTGCTTGAAAGTTATGAATACTTAAAAGACCGCCTTGACGATACCTTAGAATACAAAGATTACCTTGCTACTATTCTTGAGGTGATTTCTGATGCTAACAAAAAGGCTCTAAGAGACTATGGTGTCCGCTTCAATACTGAATTTGTTCCTGCGGAAAATCTCGGTGTCAAGAACGCAAAATGGGATAAAGAGGATGGCTTATTTAGCCCTAGAGATTGTTATAATAGCTATTTCTACCCCGTTGAGGATACCTCTTTGACCGTTCTGGATAAGATTAAGCTTCACGGCAAGGATGTAGCACAATACCTTGATGGTGGTGCAGCTCTCCATTTGAACCTTGAGCGTATCCCCTCTTTTGAGGAAGCCAAGACCTTAATTAAACTTAACGCTAAGCACGGCGTTCCTTATTGGACTACTAACGTGCTTTGCACTGTATGTCGTGATTGTGGTTATATCGACCCCAACACTAATGACCATTGTGTCAAATGTGGCTCTAAGGAAATCGACTACGGAACTAGAGTTATTGGCTATCTTAAGCTTATCTCTAATTTCTCTAAAGGTCGTCAAGAAGAAGCTGCAAGACGACACTACGCTAAAGGAGGACTTAAAATTGTTTAAATTCTATCGTAAAATGGCTACCATTTGTTTGACTTTAGTTTTCTACTTCCGTGACAAGCTTGTTAAACAAGCCAAGAAGGACTTAGATAAAGTAGAAAAGAAATTGCAACAAATGGACGAAACCCGTATTGAATACCAGAACCAAGGCGACCGTCTGCGTGACTTTATCGAAAGAAACAAGGCGTAATTATGCTTTACTTCGATATTGAAACCAACGGTTTATACGATAACGTAACCAAAGCCCACTGTATGGTTATCATAGACGAAGCGGATAATGTTACAACCTACCGCCCTCACGAGTGTGCTAAAGGAGCTGCAAGGCTCTTAAAGGCTCTCCGTGAGGGTCATTTTATTTGTGGGCATAACGTTATTGATTACGACATCCCCGTTTTGGAGAAGCTTTTCAGTGACTTTGTTGTCGACCGCAAATATCGACATCTAGTTGTCGACACCCTTGTATTGGCAAGACTGATTTATGGAAATATCAAAGATTCCGATGCAGGTCGTATGCGTGTCGGTAAGTTACCCAGTAAACTTTATGGCTCTCAAAGTCTTAAGGCTTGGGGCTATCGCTTGGGCGAACTTAAGGGTACTTATGCCGAAGAACACGAGGATGCTTGGGCTGAATTTAACGAGGATATGCTGACTTACTGTGTGCAGGACGTTGTGGTTACTAAAAAGCTCTATGAGTATCTTACACGCACCCCCTACCCCGAAAAGGCTATTCAATTGGAACATCAAGCAGCTTGGCTTATGGCTAAGCAGGAACGCAACGGCTTCCCTTTTGATGTAGAAAAAGCAAAGGAACTTGAAAGGATTCTTGAGTGTCGACACGCAGTTCTGGACACTGAACTCAAGATGAGGATTCCTCAGATTCCCGATAAAGTCTTTATTCCTAAAAGAGATAACAAGACCAAAGGATATATTAAGGGTGTCCCTATTCAAAGATATAAAGATTTTAACCCCGGTTCACGACAACAAATTGAGTGGGTTGTAACTACAAAGTATGGTTATACTCCCGACAACCCCGACCTTTTCGACGAAGCAGACCGTCTGAAAATGGACGACGTTACCTTTGATTTTATTAAAGACGACATCAATGCTCCGAGTGAGCTTAGGGAACTAGCAGGTATCTTTAGTGAGTATCTGATGGTTACTAAACGCCTTGGTCAGCTTTCTAACGGCTCTCAAGCGTGGCTTAAACACGTTAAGGCTGATGGTTGTATCCACGGAAGTGTGAACCCTTGTGGTGCGGTGACTGGTAGAGCGACACACGCTAACCCTAATGTTGCCCAAGTACCTGCGGTGAACTCTCCATATGGTAAAGAGTGCCGTGAGTTGTTTACTGTTCCTAATGGATGGTGGCAGGTGGGTGTCGATGCAAGTGGTCTTGAGCTACGTTGCTTGGCTCACTTTATGTACCCATACGACCATGGTGCTTACGCTCACGAGATTTTAAACGGTGATATTCATACCACCAATCAAAAAGCTGCAGGACTTCCAGAGAGAAGTCAAGCAAAGACTTTTATATATGCGTTTCTTTATGGTGCAGGAGATGCCAAAATTGGCAAGATTGTACACGGTGATGCTAAGGACGGCAAGAGATTGAAGAAAGAATTTCTTGAGAAAACCCCTGCTATCGCTCAACTTCGCCAAGCAATCGAAAACGCTCTTGTCGACACCACATATCACGGTAAGGTTACCAAGTGGAAACGCAAGTATTTATTCGGTCTTGATGGACGACCACTCCACGTAAGAAGTCTTCACTCTGCCCTTAATCTACTTTTGCAGTCCGCAGGTGCTTTGATATGTAAGAAGTGGATATGTCTTGTCGAGGAACGATTAATAGAACGTGGCTACGACCACGGAAAAGACTTTCGGTTTATGGCGTGGGTACACGATGAGTACCAGTGTGCGTGTCGAACCGAAGAAATTGCTAAGGCTGCCGTAGAGGTAGGTCAAGAAGCTATGAGGGAAACCCAAGAATATTTTGGTTTCCGTGTGCAATTAGACACAGAAGGAAAAATCGGGAGGAACTGGTGTGATTGTCATTAAACGAAAAAAGAAAGATGCTAAGGGTATTTATTGCCCTAAATGTAACCGTAGATTATTCAAGGATTTTAGTATCAATGTAGACTGTGCTATTGTTGTGTGTCCTTGTGGTTATGCAATGAAGAAAAAGGATATGGTGCTAAAGTAATGAAAATATTGAGTTTATTTAGTGGTATCGGTGCTTTCGAAAGAGCACTAGAGAACCTTAATATCCCTCACGAAATTGTAGCCTACTGCGAGATTGATAAGTACGCATCTAAAGCGTACTCCATTCTTCACAATGTAGATGAGAGTTTAAACTTGCACGATGTAACTACTGTTGATTGTTCTAAACTGCCTAAAGATATTGACTTGGTTACTTATGGTTTCCCTTGTCAAGATATTTCTACCGCAGGTAAACAACGTGGTTTAGAGCACGAAGGTGAAACTACACGTAGTGGTCTTGTATGGGAAGCACACCGTATTATTGATGACATCAGACCTAAAATCGCTATCTGCGAGAATGTCAAGAATCTTGTAGGGAAAAAATTTCAAAAAGATTTCCTAACAATCTTACAGAATCTTGAACGTATGGGTTATAACAGTTATTGGCAAGTTATGAATGCTAAGGACTATGGTGTTCCACAAAATAGAGAAAGGGTCTTTATCGTATCCATTAGAAAGGATGTCGATAAAGGCTCTTTTGTTTTCCCGGAAAAGCAACCTTTAATTATTTGCTTGAGGGATATTTTAGAGCAACAAGTTGACAAGAAGTTTTTCCTAAACGAACCTCAAGTCAAACGTATATACGAAGCATCTTTTATCACAGCACAACGAAGAATACAAGAAAAAAAGGTATGTGATACTTTGTGTGCTAGAGATTTTAAAGACCCTAAATGTATTAAAGTCCCTATTAATTCTTGTATTAAACTACGTGAAGTAACTTCTAACCAACCAGATGCTTACCGTGTGTATGAAAGTACCAATGGACTTGCACGCTGCCTTAAGGCAGAAGGAGGAGGACTAGGTGCTAAGACTGGTTTATATATCACAGAAAACAAAGAACTCATTCGTAAACTTACCCCCCCAGAGTGCTTCTGTCTTATGGGATTCGACAAACAAGATGCTCTGTTATTAAGAGAGAAAGGAATTTCCGATACCCAACTTTACAAAATGGCAGGAAACTCCATTGTTGTAGATGTTTTAATGGGTATTTTTAAGAACCTTTACAATGTTTAATTTACTTATGGTAGTTATCTGCACCGCCTACACTGCTTCCTTTGAGGAATGTGGTAAGACGGATGCTATTACTGCTAGTGGTCGCCCTGCTATCCAAGGGCGTACCATTGCGTGTGACCACCTGCCTTTTGGAACAAAGGTTAAAATTGATGGTCATATTTATGTTGTTGAAGACCGCTTCGGTGGTGGCTATGACAACAAAATCGACATCTATATGGAAAATAAAGAAGAAGCTTGGAAGTTCGGTAGACAACCCAAGATAGTTGAGATTATTAAGGAGGACTAATCACAATGATTGATTTAAGAGATAGAAAAGGATTGTATTTAGACATTGGCGACCTTGTAACTTATGCGAAAGGTAACCAACTCTATGAGGGCAGAATTACCCGTATTCGTGTCGAGATTGACCACGAGGTTATCCGTGAGGGTAAGGACTTAATGTGGGCTAAGGAAGAATACGAAAGGGAGAACGAATAAATGGAAACACCTATTATTAACCCATGGTTTTTTTATATTGCAGGTACAGTCAATGGTGTTAAGATTATGTGCTTGTTTTTTGGTCTGATTATAACAACTGTTTGTGCTATCCTTTATAAATTTGAGAATGGCAGTTTTAAAAACGTGATTATGGGTGTTGTTCTATTGTTGTTAGGTGTCTTTACTCCCTCTGCTTCAATCTGCTATCAGATGTTAGCAGCAAGTATGGTTACTCCGAGGAACATTGAACTTGTAGGAGATACTACTGAAAAAGCGGTAGATATTCTTATTGATAAAATTATTAAAGCATCTAAGGAGTTAGATAAATGCCAACAGTAAAACTTATTTCCATCACCCCAAATTACGAGGAAGTCCTCAAGGCTGCTTGCAGCAAACCTTATGGAAAAGATGTAAGTATGAAAACCATTGTTGACCATATTATCGCTTCTGGACACCTCTCCGTTCTTGAGCATTGCTATGCTTCTTTTGAGGTTGAATGTTCCGTAGCGGTTCTCGGTCAGCTCACAAGACACCGCCATTTATCCTTTACTTGCCAAAGCGCAAGAGGTAGTAAATTTAACGAACTTGTCATACCCAAGCCCTCCCCAGATAAAGAACATACGCAAGAAGAACTAGATAACTTTACTTCTCTTTGTTTACTCCCCTATCAAATAGCTCTTGAAACTGGTGCATCTTTTGAAGAAGCTCGTTACCTCCTTCCTCAAGGTGTCAACACTAAACTTGTGGTAACTGGCAATTTCCGTGCGTGGTATGAGTATCTCCCTAAGCGTTTGTGTCGTAGAGCTATGCCAGAGCATAGAGAACTTGCGGAACTGATTAAGCAGGAGTTAGGTAAAACTTGCCCAGAGATTTTCGACATCAATTTAATGAACTGTGGAAACTGTAAGGAAAGGAGCTGCGAATTTAAATGAGTAAAAAATATAAAGACATCCTTGTAATGGATGCCCAAAAATATGGCTATAAGATTAAAGATGAAAAACGTCTTGAAGTCCTTGCTGAGAAATTTAAGTATCAAAAGGAACAATTTGGTGAGATGTATTGTCCTTGCCAACTCGACCGCACTGTTGACACTATCTGCCCTTGCAGATATATGAGAAATTACGGAGCGTGCCGTTGCGGTCTGTACGAGCAAGCAGGTGAAAAAGATGCCTAATCTGAATGTAAAATACACTATAAATGCTTCCGTCCGTGGAGCTATCACCGATAAACAAGCACTCCATATCATTTTAAATATGGAAGAATTGGAACTTGAAGCATTAGCAGCCCTTATTAAAGGAGTTAAGGATATAGGTCTTGATAATGTAGAAGTGACAGATGCGGAGGTTTATTTTGACTAAAGCTCCCAATATATGTGAACTCGTAGGCAGAGATAAACGCCACCTTGTTCAACTCTGCTTACCTATAGAAAAACTTAAAGGCACTATCAAATTTCCCGTTGTTGCAAGCGAGAAGTTAGACGGTGTCTTTTGTTTTGCTTATGTTTCCAACAACGACTGCTATATCTATAGTCGTACTGGTGAAGAATATACGTCCTTACGACATCTTCGTCCCGAACTTATTAAGGTCGCTAAGGAAACCCAATGCGAAATCATTATCTTTGAAGCTTACACCGAGGGTGTTCCCCAACCGACAATCAGCGGTTGGTGTCGTGATACCAAACGACAACACACCGAGATAGAAGCTTATGTACACGATGCTCTTATGTTTACCGAATTTTACACCTGCGACACTGATAGTGGATATGCTGATAGGTACGACTACCTGCGATTTATCTTTAATTGTGTTAGTGACCTCAAGTACGTTCACCTTGTCGAGCAACGATTGTTGAATAGTAAAACTGCCTTAATGCAGATGGCAGAAGAAATATGGAGCAGAGGTGGCGAGGGTGTCGTCTACCGTGAGTTTTTTGCTGGTTATATGCCCGGTAAGAGAAATTCTACTATGGTCAAGATTAAGAAAGGTGTCAGTTATGACCTTAAGGTCGCAGCGGTCGAAGAAGGTAAAGGTAAGTATGTCGGTTGTGTCGGTAAGCTTATCTGCCACGACCGCAACGGCAAGGTTGTCAAGGTTGGTTCTGGACTGACTGATGAGCAACGAAAGACTTGGTGGTCGCCTTGGGGCTACGATGAGGTTGTTGGGAAAATCGTTCAGATTGATGCGATGGCAGTTAGTTCTAAGGGTGTCTTGAGAGAACCGAGATTCAAAGGTATTCGACACGATAAAATGGAGGTAGATGTAATTTGTTAAAAATTCTGTTTGATGCTGATATGTTGATTTTCCGTGCTTGCTCCGCTGCGGAAACCCCTATTAACTGGGGTGGTGACTTATGGACTCTTCACGCTGATGCTGCGGAAGCTAAGGGTGCGGTAGACGATATGGTTCAAACCATTGTAGACAAGGTTCTTAATCATTATGACTACAAAGGCGAATATGAGATTGTTATGTGTCTTTCTGATACTGAGAATTTCCGCAAGACTATTCTGCCAACATACAAATTAAACCGTGCGAGCAAAAGGAAACCTATTTGTTATCCGAGTGTCAAGGAATGGGTAGAGGAAAATTTCACCACCTGCCAAATTCCGACTTTAGAAGCTGACGACTGTGTAGGTATTCTAGCGACAACACCTAATACCAAAGCGGTTGTCGTAAGTGGTGATAAAGACTTTAAGACTATCCCTGCTCGTTTCTATAACTTCCTATCCGACACCTATTATGAAACGACAACCAAAGAAGCAGACTATTACCACCTTTTTCAAACTTTAGTCGGTGATACTGCTGATAACTACAAAGGTTGCCCCGGTTGTGGAGCGGTAGGAGCAAAGAAACTTTTAGACCCTGCACCGACTTGGGAAACTGTAGTCAACGCTTTTGCTAAGAAGAATATTAGCGAAGGAGAAGCACTTACCCAAGCTCGTGTCGCCCGTATCCTCCGTTATGAGGACTATGACTTTAAAAACCATAAGCCAATCTTATGGTGTCCTAACTAATTGTGACATAAATAGCAAAACTACGAATGTGCCACAGATTGGAGAAGAAATGGAAATTTCAAGTAATGTTTTTGTCGACCACGATAACGACAAAAATCTCCCTATTATTCCTCAAGTTATCTATGAGGAACTTGTTAAAAACTTTAGTATCGACTATGTGCTTAGCTCATCCGACCTAAAAACGAATGATGAAAAAATTGGATATATTAGAGGTGTCCGTGATGTGCTATCTCGTGTCGCTACTTTAGCAAATATTGAAAAGGAGTGATTTAATGTGCTTCTTTAAAGTTAAGACCCCCTCTGTACAAGCACCTCAAGTTCCTGCTAGTCAGCTTGTCCCCCAAACTGATGCCCCAGAACCCGAAAGTCCTATGTATGGAGGAAGTGAGGATACCTTTAATAAGCGTAAAGGACGACAACAACTCACTATTAAACGTAATGGGTCTTACAACCCTACTAACTACTAAGAAAGGAGTAAGACTGTATGTGCGGTTCTCCGAAAAAACTGTTTAAGAAAGTTTTCGGTGGTGGTCAAGAGATTGTCAAGCAAGCTCCCCCACCTGCTGCAGCGGTTGCAGCTCCGACCGAAACTGTCAGCAATGGTCTTGAAAGTGAACGTACCCAACGCCAAACAAGAGCTAAGGGTAAACGCAAGCTGACCATTCCGACCAAAAAAGGTAGTGGAACTGGAGTTAATATCTGATGTCTAATAAGTCACCTATTCAACTCACAGAATCTGCTAAGGCGACATACAATCGCCTTGAAAATGACCGTAAACCTTACGTGACCAGAGCAGAAGAATGTGCTAAATACACCATTCCTGCTTTGTTTCCTAGGGATACCGACAATGGCTCTACTGATTACGACACACCATTTCAGAGTGTCGGAGCTAGAGGTGTAAATAACCTCTCAAGTAAACTGTTGTTAGCATTATTCCCTCCTAACTCCCCTTTCTTCCGATTGGATGTTAGAGAGGATGTAATGAAATACTTAGAATCTACCCCAGATGCCAAACAAGAAATTGAACAAAAGCTTGTGCAGCAGGAGCAGGTGATTCTTAAGTATATTGAGAGCAACCAAATTCGTGTTACCCTGCACGAAGCTCTAAAACAATTGGTTGTCGCAGGTAACTGTCTTATTTTTCTGCCCCCAAAAGAGGGCGGTGTAAAACTGTATCGTCTGAACGATTACGTTATTCAGCGTGATGCTATGGGTAACATTATTCAGATGATTACTGTCGACAAACTTGCTATCGCAACCATTCCTAAGGAAGTCTTAAGTGCTGCGAATCTTGAGGACAAAGAACCTCACGAAGAAGTGTCCATTTACACCCATGTGTACTATAGTTCTATCGACCAACGCTATTATAGTTATCAAGAGGTAGAAGAAAAACCTATCCCCGGTTATGAGGGAAACTATCCTGCCAATGCTTGCCCGTGGATTCCCCTCCGTCTAGTTAAGATGGACGGTGAAAGCTATGGTCGTAGTTATGTCGAAGAATACATCGGCGACCTCAAGACCCTTGAGGGCTTGCAAAAGGCTATTGCGGAAGCTTCTGCTATTGCTGCTACTGTTATTAACCTTGTGAACCCTAATGGTATTACTCAAGTCCGCAAGCTAGTTAACTGTAAGAATGGTGGATTCGTACCCGGTCGTGCGGACGACATCACCACCTTGCAACTTGAGAAGTCCCAAGACTTACAGATTGCTAAGGCTACTTGTGATGTATTGGAAACCCGTCTGTCCTACGCTTTTATGCTGAACTCTGCGGTTCAACGACAAGCTGAAAGGGTCACTGCGGAAGAAATTCGTTATGTCGCAGGTGAACTAGAGGACACTCTAGGCGGTATCTACTCTATACTTACTCAAGAACTGCAGCTTCCTTTAGTTAACCGTCTAATTGTACAACTGCAATCTATGGGTATGGTAGCTAACCTACCTCCCGATGTCGTGCAACCTGCGGTTACTACGGGTGTCGAAGCTTTAGGTCGTGGTCACGACTTTAACAAGCTGACAACCTTTATGCAAGCCATCGCCACCATTCCCGATGCTGCCACTGTTGTGAACTGGGCAAACTTCACTCGTGCGATTGGCTCTGCTTGCAATATTGATACTACGGGTATCATTAAGACCCCCGAAGAAATTCAACAAGAACAACAACAAGCTGCTATGATGCAAATGGCACAAGCAGCGACACCTAATATGGTTAAGGGCGTAATGGATGCCCAGAACCAACAAGCACAACAATAGGAGGAAATTAGATGGAACAAGATATTATCAACCAAGAACCCGTTGCTGCACCTCAAGAAACCGAGGTAGCTGACACCACCCCCGACTTAAGCGAAGTGGAAGTTGTGAGTAACGGCAATGTTGTAGACCTCTCCGATGAGGAAAACGATACCAACCAAGAGGAAACCACTGCGGAATCTACTTCTGAACAAGAAAGCGAAATCTCTACCCCTCAAAAGGAGTATGCAGAAGCAAAAGAGAGTATGAATAAGACCGCAGAAGAACTCTCCAACAAGGGTGTCGATTATTCCAAATTGGAAGAAGAATATAACGAGAATGGTGAGCTTTCCGAAGAAAGCTATAAAGCCCTCAAGAAAGCAGGTTACGACCGTGAAATCGTAGATGCCGTTATTGCAGGGTGGCAAGCTAAAGCCGATGCTTTTTATGATGCGGTTGTCGCATCCGCAGGTGGCGAGCAGGAGTATTCTCGTCTTACTAAATTCGTAGAAAGTCAAGGTCAACAAGCGGTTGAAGCTTTTAACAACATTGCAATGAGTGGTGACATCAATACTATCACTTCTTACCTTGCAGGTGTAAAGGCTCAAATGGTAGCTAAGTATGGCTCTAATAACCCTACCTTGACTGGTCGTGGTGTCGCTAAAGCCGTAAGTGGGTTTGCTAATCAAGCTGAAATGATTAAGGCTATGTCCGACAAGAGATATGGTCGTGACGAAAAATATACTAAAGAAGTAGAACGCCGTGTTGCTGCTTCCGACAACATTTTCGGTTAATATTTGTTATTTAAAAGACCCGTCGAGGGTCTTATTTTTTTTTTAATTAAGAAAGGATGATTAAATTAATGGCTGATGTAATTATTGCTGCCCCCGGTCAAGTGAAGTCCGCAGGTGACAAACTTGCCCTCTTTTTGAAACAATTTGCAGGTGAAGTTCTGACTGCATTCTCCCAAAAGTCCGTGACTATGGGTAAACACATTGAACGAAATATTTCTAGCGGTAAATCTGCACAATTCCCCGTATTCGGTCGTGCTGCTGCAGCTTATCTGAAAGCTGGCGGTAACTTGGATGACCTGCGTGTAAACATTGAACACGCAGAGAAAGTCATCGAAATTGATGGTCTGTTGACTTCTGATTGTCTGATTTTCGACCTTGACGAAGCAATGGCTCACTACGACCTGCGTGGTGAATACTCCAAGCAACTTGGTGAAGCTTTGGCTCGTGCTAATGATGGTGCGGTTTTAGCAGAAATTGCTAAAATGGTTGTCGCTGATACCGAAAACATTCCGACTAAAGGCTCTGTTCCGGGTACTGGCAAAGGTGCAATTCTGACCACCACTCTGTCCGAAGGTGATATTGGCGAAACCGAAGCTATGGGTGTCGCTATTTTCAAACAACTGTTGAAAATCAAAACTGCTATGGCTAACAACAATGTTCCCGAAGGTGAACGCTACTGCTATATTAAACCTATGGCTCTGAACGCCCTCATCGCTAACAAAGATGTACTGAACAAACTGTATGGTGCTTCCATTACTATCGAAGGTGGCAACCCTCCGAAACTGATTGGCTTCGACCTCATCGAAACCCCCAATCTGAACGCAGGTGGTGCTGCGGTTAACGATGGTGTTATCCAAGGTCAAGGTCACGTATTCCCAACCACATACAAAGACACCTGCCAATTCTTGGTAGCTCATCGTACTGCGGTTGGTACTCTGACTTTGAAAGGTTTAGCTTTGGAACACGCCCGTCGTGCTAACCTGCAGGCTGACCAAATTATCGCTAAATATGCTAAAGGCTACGGTGGTCTTCGCCCCGAAGCTGCTTTTATGGGTGTAATCACTCAAGGCTAAGAAGGATTTCAAGTAACGCCTACGGGCAATACTTGTACGGGAGGGACTGCGGTCTCTCCCTATTTTTTTTTTTTTTAGAAAGGAGCAAATATTGTGGAAATTACTGCTCTTACCGAATTAGATGCCGTTAATAATATTATAGGCACTATTGGCGAAAGCCCTATTAACTCTCTTGAGAACCTTGCGAATGTAGATGCTATCAATGCTCTGCGTATCTTACGTGAAGTAAGTCGACAAGAACAAGCGAGAGGATGGTCTTTTAATATCATTAAAGAACATCATTTAACTCCCGACTATTACACTAACCGTATTTTATGGAACGACCACTACTTATCCCTTAAGGGTACTAATGGTGAAAAATTGGTTCGTGACGGTAAATATATTAAGAACCTTACTAACGGTTCTATTTATTTCACTTCCTATGTTGTCGCAGAAGCAGTTCTTCTTATTCCCTTTGACGAACTACCAGAAGCAATGCGCAGCTATATTATCGCTAAGTCCTGCTACCTTTTCCAAAGTCGTTACTTTGGTGACGACACACTGATTAAGGTAACTCAAGCTCAAATTGCGGATGCTTGGCAGCAGCTTATGGAATTTGAGGTCGACAATAACGATTATACTTGGTTCGATAACCAACACATTCAAGAACTGTTGAGTAGGTGATGATATGGGTCTGATAAATCAAGATATAAAAAACTTGGTGTCGGGTATCAGTCAACAACCGCCGATATTAAGACACCCAGAGCAATTAGAGGAACAGTTAAACGGCTTTAGTTCCGAAGCTGCAGGTCTACAGAAACGACCTCCTACCTTGTTCTCTGCTATGCTAACTCAAAAGAATAATACACATAATAAACCCTTGATACATTTTATTAATAGGGATGAGAACGAAAAGTATGCAGTTATTTTTACTGGTTCTGATGTCGAAATATACGACCTGCAAGGTAAGAAGTACACTGTTAATTATAAAAACAATTCAAAGCCTTACTTATTTACCCAAAGTCCCCGTAGGAAACTAAAGGTTATCACAATAGCTGACTATACTTTTGTAGTTAATACTAACCAAGAAGTAAGTATGTCGCAGAAAAAATCTCCTAATGTTTGGGATAGTCAAGGTTTGCTAGTGAATATCAAAAGTGGTCAATACGGTAGAACCTATCGCATTGATGTCAACGGAGAAATTATTGCTTCTTTCGAAACCCCAGACGGAAGCGATAAATCTCACACTAAGCAGATTGCTACTGATAACATTGTTAATCAATTGGCTACCAAGTGTGAAGAAAAAGGATATACAGTTACTAAAGGTTCTAGTTGGTTGTATGTTAATAAGGTTTCTAAGGTGACTTCTAGGGATGAGGATGTCACACTGCGCCCTTCAACCACCCCTAAGCAACAATATGATAGGTTTATGGGACTTAGGAATGATTATATTTCTGTCCCTTTCTATAATCTTAAAGAAGGACAACAACGTGTTTCCATTAAAGGGTCCTCAATAATCATCGAAGGAATCATAGGCAAAGGGGCTTATGATTCTGGACATTTTGAAGGAAGTGGACAAGCTATGATGGATGAGATAGAAAGATGTAGAGCTGATAATTGGACTATCAAGGAAGAAGAATTCAATTCTCAATGGGTGCATAACACTTATAAGACTAAAAGATTCACTCTTACCTATACTACTACCTCTAAACCTAATGTAGAAACAATCGACAAAACAGACATTAAATCTTTTTCTGTCTACGATGGCTATAACAACCAAGCTGCTTTTGGTATTATGCGGACTGTACAAAAGTTTACCAACCTCCCATCCACTGCACCTAATGGGTTTGTCGTTAAAATTGCAGGTGAACAGGGTAGTCAGACTGACGATTACTATGTTGAGTATGATGACAAGGATAAAATATGGAAAGAAACAGTTCGTCCCGGTCTTTCTGACAATTTTAGTCTTAACACTCTTCCCCACGTTCTTGTACGTGAAGCTGATGGTACTTTTACTTTCAGAGAAGGTGAATGGGACTTTAGAGAAATTGGTGATGATGATAGTAACCCCCTGCCATCTTTTGTCGACCAAACAATCAATGATGTTTTCTACTTCCGTAATCGTTTAGGTTTCTTGAGTGGTGAAAATGTTATCTTATCTCGTTCTGCGGACTTCTTCAATTTTTGGATGTCGTCTGCAATCGAAGTACAAGACACCGACCCTATCGACCTTGCTTCTTCCGACAATAGTATTACTACCCTTTATAGTGCCGTGCCATTTGATGCAGAATTGATAGTTTTCGGTGAGGATGCGCAGTTCTCTTTACAGACCTCTAGTGTCTTAAGTCCTAAAGATGCTTACTTGACACCACCATTGACCCACTTCGGAGCTTCTCTTAAAGCTCAACCCGTGAACTCTGGTCGAAATATTTACTTCACTGCTGAACGCTCACAGTACACTACCGTGCGTGAATATTTCACCGCTACCGACAACACAGAAAGCAAGGATGCTCAAGACATCACCTCCCACGTGCCTTCTTATATTCCTAATGGTGTATATAAGCTCATCGGCAGCTCTATCGAAAATATCCTTTTGTGTCTGACCGAAGGCGAAGAGGATGCAATGTATGTCTATAAATACCTCTTTATAGATGGACAACGACAACAAGCTGCGTGGTCTAAATGGGACTTTGGTTCTAAGATTTATGGAGCTGCGTTTGTCGATAACTACCTTTACATTGTTATTGAACGTAATGGTCATCTTTGTTTAGAACGTATGTCGTTCACATTTAATACTACAGATATTGAAGGCGAACCTTATCGTGTTCTATTAGATAGTAAGCTCAGTTACAAAGTTCCTACTGCTGCTTATGACCCTTTAACAGAAGAAACTACGATAGACCTGCATACTATTTACGGTGACACCTACGACACCAATTCTCAATATAGCATTGTGACTAACGATGGTGTGTATGAGGTAGCTGACAAGGGTGTCGTAAAGCTGCAAGGTAATTATGCGGAAACATTACTGACTGTTGGTATCAACTATATGTTTAGAATTACGTTGTCCACTATTATGGTCAAGAGGGATACTGATAGTGGTATCACTTCTTTAAATGAAGGACGACTGCAACTACGACAAGGATGGTTTAATTATAGCGATAGTGGCTATTTTAAGGTTGTCGTTAAATTATCAGATAAAGATAAGTATACCTATGAATTTACCTCAAGGCTCTTAGGTACTCTTAGTAACGTCTTAGGCTCTATGCCATTTACTACGGGTACATTTAAGTTCCCTATACAGTCCCTTAATACAAACTGTCAAATATCTTTAGAAACCGATTCCCCCTTACCTATCTCTTTGATTGGTGCTGGTTGGCTCGGTAATTACGTTAGGAGGTCACGATTATTTTAAAGGTAGTTCCATATAACAGAAAACTCTTAAACGAGTTCTTGAAAAACGCTCGTCCTAAAGACCTGCAGGAAGTCAAAATCGTGTCGGGTTTGAAAAAGATTCGCCTTAGTGATTTTGGCAAGTGCGACATCATTATTGACGATATTACTAATGAAGTGTATGGAGTCGGCGGTGTTGAGGAGCTTGAAGGTATGAATGGTGTGTGGCTCTTATGCACCCACAAGGTCGAAGAACATCCCGTCAAGTTCCTGCGATTTATTAAGAAATATAACGACACCCTTACTACTAAATATAACCTCACTTGGAACATTGCGTGGCTCGGTAATGACCTGCATATTCGATGGTTGAAATGGATGGGAGCTAAGTTCTTAGATAATGTCGTAAAAATCAACGGTGAAAAATTTCAAAGATTCGAGTTTAGAAAGGAGTAACATATGTGTTCTTTTCCTGCATTAGCTAGTGTTGCCTTGGATACTTTTAGTAACTTTTCTGGGCAGAAAGCACAAGCAGCAGCAGCTCAAGCAGCTATGGATGCACAAGCTAAAGCTGCGATAACTGAAATGAACTACGCATTTCAAAATTTTGAGCAAGAGCGTACAGATGCTTTTGATGCTGCGGTAGCAGAAATATCTAAGGCACGTATTAACGCTCTCCAATTAAATAGCGATGTGAAAGCTGCGGTCAGCGAAGGTATGAGTGGTCGTACTGCAAACCTGCTTGTCCGCAGTGTCGAAGGTGACACCGCAAGAGCGGTAGGTTCTGTAAAGGATAACTACGCTCGTAAATCTAATGAAATCGACCTCAATAAAGAAATGAAATACAAGTCCACTAGAGATTTTATACAGAACCTTAATGCTTCTGCTCCTAAGATGCCTAGTCGCTTTGAGAACTTCTTGTCTACCGCAGGGAGTGCTTTAGGAGCATACACAATGGCACAGAATCAGAAGAATTCTGTTAAATCTAAAGGTCAAAAGTATAATTGGTGGACTGGTGGTGCTAAAGTAGGTAAAAGCTCTGGTGGTAAAACTTGGGTAGGTAATATTCCTCATTCCGTACACAAGAAAACTGGAGCAGGTAGCGGTCGATATGTTTAAGTAAAGGAGATTAAAATATGACAAATGCTATTAAGTCCGCTTTAGGCACTCAAAAACAATTTGCAAAACAAACAGAACGCCCTTATCAGAAGCAACTACATAACCCTAACTTCGGTCGTGGTATTGCAGTTGGTGCTGATTTAGGTGCGGAATCTTTAGCTCGTTCTTTAGGTGTCCTTAGTTCTGGTATTATGGAAGAATCTATCGCTATGGATAGACGACAACAAGAACAGTTTACTATGGAGGATGCAGAGCGTATGTTAGCAGGTAAGACCCTTGAGGACTTACAAGACTATGATGCTATCAATATGCTGCAGCACTCCGATAAAGGTTTCAATCTTACCGACAACCCCTACGCCATTGCTAATCTGGATAGGGGTGTCGGACAATTAGCTTCTGCGTACGCTAAGGAACAATGGGCTGCGGAAGCTAACACAAAGAAACACAAGACAATCAATGATGCTATCAACGATTACAACGAACACCTCAAGAACACCTATGAGGAAATGAAAGGCGATATACGAAACAAACACGCCTATGACCAAGGTTTCTATGAGGGCTACCAAAGAGATGTACTGCGTGTCGCCCACGAAGCCAACCAGCGTATCGCTACAGAAGCTGAACACCGTGGTCAGAATATTGTTAACGTAAGATTACAAGAGTTAATTAATGACCGTGCAAGTTTTACCCCGGAAGCTTTTAAGGAAAACTTTGGGGCAACCTTAAGAGAGCTGCAGTTATACTGCAAAACCTCTGAACAAGCTGCGAATATCATTAGTATCAACCTTGCTTTACTTGCAGATAACGAAACCTCTACAGAACTTCTTAATTCTCTAAAGGACACCCCCTACTGGGGCGAAAGAACTATCGGTGAAGAGATACCGATGTTTAAGCTTTATAACAAGGTTGCCAATAACAAAATTAATGCGGATGCTGATACTATCTACAATATGTGTCGTTTGCCAGACGGTACTTTAGATTGGTCTAAAGCTGAAAAGATGCTTGGAGGTCTTAGTGAATACGACACCAATAATGGTATTCCGCAGGTAAACCTCCCTATATCCCAAGGTGACAACCCAGACCTTAATCACCTCTCTGCCGAAATGAAAAACGTACTACCCTCAATCGGTGGTATTATTTCTATGCTTGGCTATGGTGATGTCGCACAGATAACTAGTGGTTATCGTGACCCAGAAAGAAATGCTGCGGTCGGTGGTGCTATTAATAGCTACCACACCAAAGGCGAGGGTGTCGACATCTATCTAGGCTCTTTGACACAAGAGGATGCTAATATTGTTAGGGATAAATTTAAACCCTATTTCCGTGAGGTTCTTTATCACGGTAATGGTAACGGTGGTAATGGGTATCACTTACACCTTGCGGGATATAAAGGTGGACTTGACAACAGAGCTGATGGTAATAAAGCTTTAGCTTACGATTCTAACGCTCGTGAAAAGATTATCGATAGATTATTCGCTATTGATTCCGACAACCAAAGAATAGCTAAAGAAAAAGCTGATGCTGCATACCAAGCAGTCTATAGAAATGCTTGTCAAGCTAATTCCCTTGAGGGAGCTTTAAAGGTCATCGATTCTGACACTTCTTTACCTCCTGCTTCCCGTCAGAAGCTTAGGAAGTCTTTTAAATCTTTATGGGAAGCAGAAGCTTCTGGAGAGCTAACTATTGAACAACAACGTATCAATAAATATATGAAAGGTGCTTTATTTACTGATATGGACACTTTAGACGAATATCGTGCAGCCCTTGACGACCCCAATGGTTTTGTAAGTCCTGCTTTGGAAGAAAAGGCTGCTAAAGCAACTCGTAGAATTATGAGGTTCGCTAAAGATGTCTATAAACAACAATATAGTGACATCCCTAAAAAAGAAGAAGAAAAAGGAATTGATGTCGACACCTCCAACGATGCTGACCTAGACACCAAAGAGAAAGACTTCTTGGAAGCTGCTAGACGAACTCGTGGGCAACTCCCGGAGGATGAATGGGAAGAAAAGATTATCAAAGCTGCTAGAGCTAATGGTTTAGATGGTGTCGAAATTATTAATATGTTAGATGCTGAGAAAGGTGGAGGTATTGATTGAGTAACGTAGATAAATTTACTAGTGACATCCTTGGTCAGTCCTCTACTACCAAGCAGATTAAGGATGCTGAAAAATATGCTGAGGACTTCCGACACGATGAGATGGGCGGCGCATTATATGATTGGCTTGTAGGTGCTAAGCAGGGTATCGAGGAAATCGGTCGTTCCGCTGCTAATATGGGTGCTAATGTTCCTGCGGACTACTTAGACGAAATGGCTCTTGAGAAACCCGAATTATCCCCTCTAGCTCAAGCAGCAGCCCATAGATATGATGTCGCCGTTCAGAATTTTAAGAACGAAACAGTTCAACCCGTGGCTTTAGGAGCAGCTATGATGGGTTCTTCCCTTGGCTTAGCTGCTTCTGTTCCTTTTCTTATCAATAGTACCGTAGAGGATGCCGAAGCTAATGGTGTCACCCAAGCTACTAAGAACCTTGCCTATAATCTCTCTCCGGGTACTGGTTTCTATGATGCTCTCTTAAGTGGCGATGCGGATGCCAAAGCATATAGAGAAGCCCATCCTATCCGTGCTATGTTTATGGGTATTATAGGAGATGCTGATATTTTAGCTCCTGCAATTCACGGTGCTAAGTTCGCTCGTAGGGAATACTTAATTCGACACGAGAAAAAGACTATCCCAGAAGCTGAAAAGATTGTCAATGCAGAATTTTTAAATACGACACCAAAAAAGGATGTCGAAAAGAAGAACAAGGTACATCACTCTAAGCAACCTGCGGACAACGTGACGAACCTTGAACAAGAAATATTGAAGGCTAAAGAAAGCAAAGAAGCTCTCTTTGATTCCATAGAAACTAAAGAAACTACTGATAGTTTCAATCTCCAAAATAAAGAAGTAGATGATGTCGTAACAGAGGGAATGTCCCGTCTTGAAAAAGAGTATTCTTTTTGGGACGACACAAGGGATATTCACGGTAAGGAAACTCCCGTTGCCCCTAGTACCTTTAAACATCGTGTGTCGATTACCGATATATGGCGACAAGCTAATAAATTTGTAAATGCCCGTCCGGGACATATGACCACTAGGAAAAAAGGTGTCGGTGGTTACTTTGAAACACGCACCAAACTTGTTCGTTCTCAAGGCAACCAGACATTCCTCATATTGTCCCACGAAATCGGACACGGTCTTGACGATATTTTAGGTATCGAAGGAGCAGATAAAGAACTTATAGGCAATGCAGGTTCTAAGTGGAAAAATGGCGAGTATTCCCCTAGGGAACTTCGTGGTGAAGGCATCGCAGAGTTTACTAAAGAGTATACTTTAAACCCTGCAGAAGCTCGAACTAATTTCCCAGAATACACTGCGAAATTTGAAGCAGCTCTTGCGGAGAACCCAAGGCTCAAGAAGCAGTTTGATACTTATTGCAATATGGTTCGTCAATGGTATAACCAAAGTGCTGAAATGAGGGCTAGAGGTTCTATTGTTATGGAGGGTGATGTTAAGACGCCCTTTGTAGAAAAAGCTACCACTGTTCTTGACCACTTAGAAGAAGCTTTTGTAGATGATACCGCTGGTCTGCGAAGAATCATTAAGGACTTTGAGAAAACTATAGGTAAACCTATTGCATTTTCCGACAACCCTGCTGAAATTGCTCTTGCATTAAAGAGTTATGTACCTGCACGAATACAAATGATGTTAGGTATGTCGAAGCTCCCCTCTGATGTCGTTATATCTGCCTTGGAAAAGGTATGGGGTGTTAAATTAAACAAGGTTACTATGGCTGATGTATATGCTCCTTTAGAAAGAATGGCTAAAGAGAAAAGCAATGCTGATTATCTTAAGGCTCACGGTTTCAAAGATTGGCACGAAGCCTTTGCTGCTTATGCTATCTCTTTACACAGTCTGGAGGTTATTAAGGTACAGAACGCTAAGCGTGTTGCAGCAATTGAAGCTGAACTTAATAAACTATATGAAGCCGTTAAAGAATTAGAACCTTTAGCTGAAAACAACATAATCATAGAGTCAAGGCTTTCTGATATTCTTTTCTACATAGAACAGAAAGAAAAAGAAAAGTTCAATATTGAGCAGGGTCTTGACGACTATATAACCCCACGCTCAAGAAAAGATTCCATAGAGGTAGTCGATAATGCTCCCTCTGAATTTAAAGAGGTAGCTTCCCTGCTTTCTGATTATACAGAGAATATGCTTATCCTTGGTGTTCACTTCGGTTTTATTGACAAAGATGTTGCTAAGAAGTGTGCCCAAGATTACCCTCATTATGTACCTTTCTTCCGTGATAATGCCATTACAAAGGGTGTCGAAACCTCAAGCGGTAATGGTAGCTATAGTTCTGGTTATGTCGATATAGATAATTTCTTCCGTACCTTAAGTCAAAAAGGTTCAGACAAGCCCGTTAAAGACCCTTTAGTTTCTCTGCATCATTCCACAATGCAGTTAATCGAGGATGGCGAAAGAAATAAAGTAGGTCAAGCTTTAGTTAAATTAGCTAGTCTTGAAGAAGGTTCTGAACTTATGGGTAAAGCTGGTGGTGGCAAGAGTGCTTCCGACAACATTATCGAAGTATGGGTAAACGGTAAGCAACAAAAATGGCAGGTAATAGCTCCGGGTCTATATGATGCCTTGAAGTTCTTACAACCTCAAACCTCATCTATGGCTATCCGAATGATTACCAAGGCTCTATCTACCCCTGCTTCAATGCTCCGTACAGGTGCGACACAGACCCCTTTCTTTACCATATGGAACATCCTGCGTGATATTCCGACATCCGTTATGTTCTCACAGACGGGTATTAAGAAAGGTAATATTGATGTCGTACAAGATGCAATGACTGGGTTCTTTAAGAAATCTGACAAAGAAATGTTAGCTATGTTTGAAGCCCAAGGTGTCCCCTTTGCAACCATACTGCGTGAAGGCTCTGAAATCTCTAAGTCCTTGAGGTACAAAACAAACCCTAATCCCTCTCCTGCTTCTAAGGTATGGGAAAGCTCAAAGCACATATTTGAAGCTTTCACCCAATACAATGAAAGAGCAGAGTTATACCCAAGGTTTCAAGAATTTCAAAGAGCTATGCGACAAGGATATAGTGCTATGGAAGCAGGTTCTATGGCTAGAGATATTACAACTAACTTTAGTCGTGGCGGTACTTTAGGACGACACGTGAATAAATATATCCCGTTCTTTAATGCGACAGTACAGGGTATCTCTAAGTTCTTCCGAATGTTCCACAACCACCCTGCTCAAACTATTTCTTTCGGTATTATGTACGTAACTCTCCCTACTCTTTTCTTGTGGCAACAGAACCACGATAAAGAATGGTATAAAGATTTACCACTTAAAGAAAAGAACCGTAACTGGCACTTTGAGGTAAATGGTGTCATATACCGCTTACCTAAGCCCGAACTTATGGGCTACTTCTTCGGTACTACAATTGAGCGTATGTTGGATGTAATCGCTGATGATGACGACCGCAGTAATGTGTTAAGTGAAACTAGTGGTTTCTTAAGAGATTCCTTACTTCCTCCGTTATCCCCTCCGATTGTGCTGCAGCTCGTTGAATGGCAAACAAATTATTCATTCTTTAGGGAACGAAATATTGTCAATACTCACGATATGAAATATCTTGAACCAGAAGAGCAGTATAACATTTATACATCCGAGGTCGCCAAAGGTATCGGTAGTGCTACGGGAACTTCTCCGATGCTTGTCGATAACAGTATTAAGGGTATCACCGCTTCTATGGGTAGCACTGCTTTAGGTTTTATGGATATGTTGTTGAAAGAGAACGAGACCCCGACAAAACATTGGACGGGTTTAAGTCGCTTTACTTACAACAAGGAAAACGCTAATACCCGTAGTTCCGATGTATTCTACGCTGCTCATAGCAAGTACGCTAAGAAGAAAGATAAGAAGTCTAGGGCTATCTTTAAAGCTCTTGATAGTGCTAAGCAGGAGATTGACGATATTCGTAGTCGTATCAATGTCATTAAGAACAATCCTAAACTTAGCGGTGATAGGAAATCTAAAGAAATCACGGCTTTAGAGAAACAGATTAATGCAATTCAACGACACGCTAATTCTAAAATTCTTGGGTACAAATATATCCAAGGAAATAAATAAGACCGTCTTAGGGCGGTCTTTACTTTTTGTAAAGGAGTGATTGTACTGACTGAAAAATCTAAGATATTAAAAACTACTGTGACTTATAAAGGTAATGGTACGCAAACTAACTTTGATTTTCCTTTTGACTACCTTCGTAAGTCCTTTGTTAAGGTTACTATTGATGATAAAACAGTAACTGAATTTAGTGTCGATAACCGAACGGTTCGATTCGACACACCACCCAAGCAGGATAGTATAATTGTTATCTACCGAGAAACCTCTACTGACCGCTTGGTATCTTGGGCAGATGCGAGTGTTCTTAAGGCTGCTGATATGACCATATCTCAAGTGCAGCAGTTGCATATCATTGAGGAACAACAAGACTGGACTACCACTAATTCTATGGTTCTAAATGATTCCTCTGAATGGGAAGGTAGAAATCATAAGATTGCCAACGTCCTTGACCCTACTGCTCCCCAAGATGTCGTAACAAAGCACTATATGGAGACTGTACAAGGTGGTTTTGTACAAGAAAATACTGAGCTGAAAAACGAAGCCACTAAGCAAGCTCAAATTGCTACTACAAAAGCGAATGAAGCCGATGTGTCCGCTAAGGCTGCTAAGGTGTCTGAAATTAACGCTAAAGCTTCTGAGGTAGCTGCTAAGGCTTCCCAAGATGCTGCTAAGGTAAGTGAGACAAATGCTAAGGCAAGTGAAGTAGCTGCTAAGACTTCTGCTGATAAAGCTAAGGTCAGCGAAACGAACGCTAAGGCTTCCGAGATTGTTGCGACTACTAAGGCTTCCGAAGCTTCTGCTTCCGCAAGTGCTGCAAAGGCTTCTGAAACTAAAGCGAAAACTTCTGAGACCAACGCAGGTACTTCTGCGACTACTGCGACACAACAAGCTACTAAAGCAACCACAGAAGCCAACAGAGCAAAGACAGAAGCTGACAGAGCGAAAACCGCTGCTGATAGTGTTGGTAATCCTGTTGTTAGTATCACACAGAGTAATGGTAATCTGACAGTTACTAAAGGTGACGGAAGCTCCGATACTCTTACTGTTACTCCTGCTAAGGCTAGTCAAACCGAAGCCGAAGAAGGTACTGATGACACCAAGATGATGACACCATTAAAAGTGTTGCAGGCTATTAAGAAGTATATTGCCACATTTTTAATGACTGCGGTGTTTACTGGTATCATTAAAGGTGTAACTCCCCCGAATAATGCTAACGATAAAACCATTCCGACAACCGAGTGGGTGCAAGCACTTTTAGCTAGTAAGGTAATGTCCCTAGTTGTGCAAGATTATTTGCTTGAACAGAACGGATATATTCGGTTTAGGTTTGGGTTAATTCTACAGTGGGGATATAACAGCAGTGTTCAAGGTGCTACTGTCATATCTTTACCTTTGTCAGCTTCTGTAATTCATATAAACGCTTCCTATGGAAATCATGACGAAATAGGTTACGTCTGCGTAGCTTATATATCATCAGGGAAAGGATATATAAAAACCATAGGGTCACATACGAAACCTATTTGGTGGTGGGCAGTTTGCAAATAAACAGTGGGGATTAACGAGTGCTACCTCAAGTGGCACGACATCATTCCCGATAGCTTTTTCGGTCAGTCCTTATTCTGTTGTTCTTGGGCAGTCAGGTCTAAATTCCAATGGAGAGAAATATACTTCCCGCGTTAAAAGCGTAAATAACTCGTCCTTTTCGTGGCATTGGGGCAATAGTTACGTAAGTGGCGGGTTTCTGTACTTTGTTGCCATTGGCAAATAACGTTACAGTGGGGAACAACGGCAACTGGCAAAAGCTATACTTTTGCCTATCCACTAGCAATGTCGATTTGTTATGCAGCTATTACAGGCATCAAAAGTGGCGGTTCAAATAGCGCCGGTTATAATTCAGTTAAGGTAACTTCTGTTTCAGGAAAATCTTTGTCGTTTTATGTATCGCTCGACGAAACGGCATCCTTTTTTGTTGTTGTTCTGGGAAAATAAACAGTGGCTCTTTATATTACATTGCATTGGGTTTATAAGAAAAGGAGGAAACTCTTATGTTTAAACAAATTACATCTAAACAAACTTGGCTAGTGCTTCCTGCTGATGACGGCACTAGACAAGACACTCTTTCTTCTACTTCTATGTCCCAAAAAGAAATTGAAGAATATACTAAAAAAGGCTACTTCAATGTAGATTATGAAACATTCAATAAGCTTTTAGGAAATAGAGGTGAAATTCATCTTATCGACAAACAAGGCAGAGTATATCCTAAACCACCTTATGTACCTACTCTTGAAGAATTGAAGGCTGCTAAGATGGCTGAGATTAAGGAAGCTTATGTAAAAGAACTCTACGAAATTGTATGGGTACAACAAGATGATAAACTTTATGGCTATGACACCGATAAAGATAGTCAGATTGACTTTGCTATGTCCCAAAAACGTGCAGAAATCGAAGGAACTACTCTTTACAATGTTTATGTCGATAAAAGTAATACTTCTGTGAAAGAGTTTGCAGTACACACTCCACAGATGTTTGAAAAAGCCTTGCAGACCGCAGGTAATGAACAAGTAAAAGTGTATCAAAAATATTATCAGCTTAAACTGCTGATTGAAAATGCAGAAAGTGAGGAAGCTCTTAATACCATCTTATGGTAAGCTTCTGGTCTTATCTTGTGAGTAAATTCAAAGGGAACGCATTAGCAGCGGATATTACTCTAGCAGAATTAAAGGAAAAATGGGCTTCCGAACACTACACTAGAATTACCCATAATGCTTCCCTTGCTTATGAATTTGCTTGGAATAAGATACCACAAGAAATGAAAGAGAAAGCTTTCTTAGATTTAAAGTGGATAGATTGGCAAACTGTAATCACAACTATGCGGACTAATGGACTTGCTTTCTATTCTCAAAAGCGTATAAAGAACCTCTGTGGTCAGCTTTACAGATATGCTATACGTAACGAACTCTGCGAGAAGAACTACGCTCCACTATTGGAAATGAGTAAGAACGTGCCAGTACGTGAGAAAGTTATTTATACCGATGATGAGATTAGATACTTACTCGGCCACCAAAACGATAACGATAATATCAAAATGATACTCTTGTTAATCTTTACTGGTGTAAGAATTAGTGAGCTTCTTCGCATTAAACCTGCTGAGGATGTCTTTATGGACGAAAAGTATTTTATTGTCCGCAAGAGTAAAACTGTTGCAGGAACTAATAGACCTATTCCAATTCATAGAGAAATTATTCCGATATTCAACTACTTTATTTCTAAAGGACACCACTACTTAATTACTAGGTCTGATGGACAACCTATGGACTACAAAGGCTTTAGGTATCGTTACATGCGAACTTTGAAAGCTTTGGGTATGAAACATACCATCCACGAGTGCCGACACACCTTCGCTTCTATCTTGGATGATGTCGGAGCTAATGATATGTGTATCCGTAGGATGATAGGACACGTTGGTGTCGGTGTGACTAAGAAAGTCTACACGCACAAAAGCCTTGCTCAACTTCACGAAGCTATGCATTTACTAGAAGAAAAATTTAAGATAACAAAAGAAACGGAGGAAATTAACTAATGAAAGAATTTGTAACCAATAAATACTTTTGGGTAACTGTAGTTGCAGCTTTCGCCTTTGGTGCTCTCCATCACTATATGGGATGGTAATGTCGCCTATGGACAACGAACTGAACTCTGAAATTCTCAAGAACGCTCCACCAGTTGGCGTGAGCACATTGAGTGTCTTAGGTGTCCCATTATCAGATATGGTCTACATTATGACCATTATCTACATCTTGGTGCAGATTGTCTGTACGATATATAAAACACTCAAGACAACTACTAATAAATAACAAAAGACCTCTCGTAATGGGAGGTCTATTTCTTTATATGAAGGAGGTAGTCAATATCGACAAAGTTATCCTTAATAGAAAAGAAAGACTGCTATATGACTATAAGAACGCTTTGATTAAATATGAAGGAATTAAAAGCTATGCTGCTACGTACAGTGGTAGACAATATGGGAGCGTAAGGTCTCGTATGGTTACTTATGAAGATTATGTAGCTTATTTAGAAAAATGTTTAATCAAAGAGTTTGACTATGATGTTGATAAATATAAGAAGGAGGTTTTAACCTATGAAACTATCTGAACACTTTGACTCCACCGAGTTCGCTTGTAAATGTGGATGTGGTGGTATGGCTAATGGTGCTGGTGTAGCTCCTAGATTAGTCCACGTACTTGAGAAAATGAGACAGTACATTGGCAAGCCCTTAGTCCTCTCTTGTGCTTATCGTTGCCCTAAACACAACGAGGAAGTAGGCGGTGTGTCTGATTCTCAACACATCTTTGGTACTGCTGCTGATGTACAGACACCAGAAGGTCTTACTCCTAGCGAGCTTGCAAACATTGCTGAACTCTGCGGTGCTGATGGTATTGGACTATATGACTGGGGTGTCCACGTTGATGTTAGGGGGTACGCTGCAAGATGGTAATTGACGACAAGATTCTTGACGAAATGGCTCGTTTGGAAGTCCAAGCCCTTCTTGACGGTCTTAACGACCCCGAAATGAGAAAGAACCCTGCGTTCCTAGAGAAAGTCCGTAAGTTTATGTCTCAAAATAAACTACAGACCACTCCAGAAACCGAGGGTTTCAATCGTTTAAAGAAAGCTACCGAGGAAATTCCCGACTTCCCCTGCGAGGTGAATATCAATTAACTGGACAGACGAACAGATTCAAAAAGCACACGATGATTTCCGTGTGTTCCTATTTATCGTATGGCGTATGATAGGTTTACCTGCTCCGACACCAATTCAATATGATATGGCTAACACACTACAGAACCCTCCTAGTGACCGTTTTATCCTAGAGGGCTTCCGTGGTGTTGCTAAGTCCTTTATCACTTGTGCTTATGCCGTATGGCGACTATGGAGAAACCCACAGTTAAAAGTAATGGTGGTGTCGGCTTCTAAAGACCGTGCGGATGCTAACGCCGTCTTTATTAAACGTATTATCCTTACGTTGCCTTTCTTGGAACATTTGATACCTAACCCATCTTTAGGAAATCGTGACACTCAAAACCTCTTCGATGTCGCCCCTGCAATCGCTGATATTAGCCCCTCTGTAAAGTCCGTAGGTATCACGGGTCAGATTACTGGTTCCCGTGCTGACATCTTAATCTCTGATGACGTAGAAGTACCCGGTAATAGTGGCACTCAAGTGCAAAGGGATAAACTATCAGAAGCCGTTAAAGAGTATGATGCTATTATCAAACCCGGTGGTCAGATTATCTATCTTGGTACTCCTCAATGCGAGATGTCGTTATACAATGAACTCCAAAACCGTGGCTATGGTTGTATTATCTACCCCGTAGTTTATCCAGAGAGCGAAAAGGAACGTAATGAATATGGCAACCGCTTAGCACCTTTCTTAGCTAAACCTTATGACGAATCACCTGCAGCTTTTGCAGGAAGTCCTACAGACCCCACTAGGTTCGGTGAGGAAGAAATAGCTAAGAGAAAGCTATCTTATGGTAAAGCTGGTTTTGCATTACAGTTTCTTTTGAACACTGCTCTATCTGATGCAGAGAAATACCCTCTTAAGGTCGCTGATTTAATCGTAGATGACTTGGATATTAAAGAAACCTCTCTGCAATGGTCGTGGGCTAATGGTGGTGGACAACGTATTGGTGATATTCCTTGTGTTGCTCTCAAGGGCGACTACTTCTATCGTCCTCTTTCACGTTCCCCCGAAACCAAAGCATATAGTGGAACAGTTATGGCTATTGACCCCTCTGGTCGTGGTAAAGACGAAACTGCTTATGCTATTGTTAAATATCTCAACGGCTACCTATTCGCTATGGAGATTGATGGTTATAAACACGGCTACAATGACGAAACCCTAACTGCCCTTGCAAATAAAGCGAAATTTTGGGGTGTCAATGATATTGTTATCGAAGCCAACTTCGGTGACGGTATGTTTTCACAGTTATTCAAACCCGTGCTTAACCGTATTCACCCTTGTGCCATTGAGGAAGTCAAGAACTTTACTCAGAAAGAAGCTCGTATCATTGATACCTTAGAACCCGTTATGCTTCGCCATAAGCTTATTTTTAACCGTTCTATCCTAGTGAATGACTATAAGGTGTATGAACGTGAGCAGCAGTATAGTTTAGTGTACCAAATGACACGCTTAAGCCGTGAACGTGGTGCTTTAGCCCATGATGATAAACTAGATGCCCTTGCTATGGCAGTAAAGTTCTGGTTGGAATCTTTAGACCGTGATGCTGATATTGGAATGGAGGAAATCTTAGAGGAAGAACTAGAGAAATGGCTTGACCCGGATAGAGGTATCCTTTATATCGAAGAACCTCCTACAACAATTAAAGGAAAAAAGCGTTCTCCTCTTGACTTTTCTGACTTGAGCTATCTTAAACATTTTTTCACTTAGATGCAATTGTGCCACATATACCAATTTGCTAATTGTGCCACTATAAGAAGAAGAGGGAGAAAAGATAATAAAAGAAAACTTAATATATACATAGACAAGGTAGGGTTACTTAGGTCACCTATAGGTAACCGATAACAACTACCAATATCCCTCTAAGAAGGTAATATATAGATAACCTACAACTAATAAAAAGAACAAAGGTAATGGATAAAGATAGTTCCCTCCTAGCTATCTCCCATTACCTTTTTTTTTTACATTTAAGGAGGAACTCAATATGAAACTTAAGACAACCTTACTGTATGTCGTAACCATCATAATGGTTCTATTCACCATCTTATGGTTTACCGACACTCTATTACCGACATACAACCCAGATTACTCCCCTCTCTTAAACTTTCTCAAGATTACTCAAGTATTCTTGAATATACTGATAGAGGTCTAG